AAGAATTAATTACTCAATTAGAACCAATGCATTTAAAATAATAATTATTGTATAAACTATTATTATCAAGGGCTTTTCTTAACGTTTTATCGCTTATTTTTAATTGTTTGATACAATCATATTTGCATATAAATTTTTTTATAAGTATATTTTCATGTGTATATTGACCAACGCCATCTTTATATAAAATTGGCACTCCATATTTGTCTTCAAATTGAGTAATTAATTCTTCAGGACATTTATCATATAATATATAATAATGTCCTTTAGTTAAAGTCATATTTTTTACAGGATTATCTAGTGCTGATGATGAAAGATAATCATTTTGTAAGGCTGCTGTTTTCCTATCTATATAAACATTCATAATTTCAGTCTTTTCTTTATTTAACTTTGCAATATAACCAAGATTTTGAACTTTAGTTTGTTTTGTTGGAAATATATTATAAAGTATATTTGGGTCTAAATTTCTATCAACAAAAGACCATCTAAATCCATTATAAATAGTATTTTCTACAACAGCTTTATCAATACTTGGTCTTTTAACTTTGAAATTATATTCTTTTAAACATTCAGCAACTGATTCATATACTTTAATAATGGTCATTGTTTCAGGATTGATTTTTTGTAATCTTGGACCTAATGTTATTAATGGTTGGTCAAAATTAGTAGTTGTTTTTGTTTGCATTGAATTTAATTTAATTAAAATATCTTTATTTATGTTTTCTAGATTATCCATTTTAGATGATAATTGTTTAACTGTTTTAACTAAATCTTGAATTAATAAATTATCATTATTTGTATTTTTAACTTGTAGTAAAAGTTTTAATTGTTCAATTTCAAGTTCTAATTTATTTGTATCATTATTATTAAAATATTTTAAATTATTATTTATAATATTAAATAATATATTATATGATAGATTTTTGCCTATAAGAAAAAGTTCTAGTTCTGATTCATGTCCTAATAAATCATTTACTTTATTACATCGAATATGTTCATGTTCTTTTATAAAAGTTTCAAAATCCTTACTTTTATTAACAGCAAAACAATCTAATAATAAACATTCTTCATATTTAGATTTATGTTCTTTATATCTATCTATAATACCTTTACGACTTTCACCTACTTTTACAATATATTGACCATTATCAAATGTTTTAACTTTTATAATATAAAAAATAGAACCTATAGTTGCATATTCATTTAATAATATCTTTTCTCTTTCTAATATTTTTTGTTTTTCTAATTTTGTTTCATATTCTTGTTTTTTAATGTCTTCTAATTTTAATAATTGTTGTTTTAACTCATCACTTTCTTCTATTATTATTTCATGAAATATATTTTCTAGTTTAATAAAATAATCATGAATTTCATCAGCCTTTTTTGTGCCAGCCTTTAAACAAAATTTTTTAAAGGCATTAATAGTTAACATAATTATATCTTTATTATGACCGCCTCTTTTTTCTTTTTTTGCTTCTGACGTTTCGGTGCCAATATGTGTTTTTTTTTGCTCACCCGGATGGGTGATCAAAACTTTATAATCTTGATTTATAATAAAATATTTATTTAACAATTCTTTTGATTTATGTTTAGAACTAAAACCTAGCCAATGCCAAACATTATCTAAGTCAATTACAAAATCATTCTCATTATCATGTTTCAAATAGCAATAAAAACTTGCTAAAAATATTTGTTGTTCATAATTATTAAAGGTTTTTTGTACCTTTTCAATTAATTTTGATTGATAATCACCATTTAATTTGGTGATTGGGTTGTTTTCAATAAGATTTACGATATCTATACTCATTTTATATATTATATTATTAATATACCTTTATATTGCTTTTTGCTTTTGTATTTGAATAGTAATAATTAATAAATATATATAAATGATATAAGTACTAAAAAATGTTTATTATATAATAATGAAGAAAATATATGAAGAACTTGATAAATAATTAATCTTTTTATAATAAACATAATTAATTTCCAATAATAGTTTGGTAATTTTGATAAGATATTGTTTCATTACCTTCAAATTCAGATTCAAATAATTTAGTACGACCATTCCAAATATTTTTTATAATATCATTTGTTATTTTTGTTTTCATTTTTTCTGATAAAGCTATGGCTAATTTTGTAGAAGTTATTTTTTTACCATCTAATAATTCACTATTATTATGTTTTTGTTTCCACATAATAATTTCAATATATTGTGGTGTAGTTAATGAACGTTTTCCTAATGATGTTGATGTAGAATGATCTATATTTTTAGTTGTCTTCTTATTTAAAACATTTGTTTCAAACTCTGGGTCATCTGTTGGTAATAATTCTCTATTCCAAATTCTACGAATCATTTCACGATTCATATTATATTTTTCTGCAACATCTTTCTGCATTATTTTGTCTTTTAATTTATAAATTTCATGAATTTTTTCATTTGTTAAATTCGGATTTTTTGCACGTTTTGTTTTACTACTTTCTATACTAATTTTACAAACATGTTCATCGCTCATTTTCTTTCCATAATTTGGATTATTTATTCCCATTTTAGATAAACTTTGAATTAATTTAGTTTGTTCTTTTTTTTTTTCTATATTTTTGATATTTTCTTGTTTATCTTCAATATTTTCAACAATATCTTCTTCTTCAAATTCATATTCTCCAATATCAAAATTATATTTATCTTTAATTTTTAGTCTAAATTCTGCATAATTTTTATTTTTACTTTCTTTTTCACCAAAAGTTTGTTTAATTGTTTGTCTACCTGTTTCATGCTTTCTATCAAAATCAAAAACAAGTTTATTAAGTGTCCTAGTTGAAGGTGCTAGTTTAACAAATTTAGGAATAGTATTTTTTTCATGTTGATATGTATTATTATCAAGTTCTTTAATAATTGCACAAGCTTCTCTAAATTTATCTAATATAGATATTTTAATAGATTTACTGCTAGAAATATTTTTTTTTTGGTTTGGATGATTTTCAATTCTAATATAATCTCGAAAAAATTCTTGTTCAGTGTCTTTATTCAAAATTTCTGAATAATAATATACATGTTTCGGAAATTCTACATTTGAAATAAGGTCAGGTAATTTTTGAGAATTACTATGTCTAGCTACTTTTACACGATTTTTATTTTGTATTGATTGATTAACTATTCTTAAATTTTCAAGACGATTATCAAGTTTATTTTGATTAATATGATCAATTGATAATTGACCTTTTCCATGACCATAATGATTTAATAAATATTGATGTAAATATAATAATTTACCATCAACTTGTCCAGCTGTATAACCATTTTGTCCTAAATACCAAGAAGTTTTATATTTTTTTACAGCACTTAAACTTTCATGTGATATAATTGTATAATTTTCATTTGTTAATTCGATTATAAAGTACTCTTTATTATTTTCATCTTTAACAAGATAATACGGATTAATATCCATTTTACCTGAATTACATCCAATAATTGCTTCATGTCCTTCATAATAATTAATTATAGTGGCATTTAATTGATTATTTTTTAAAAAATCATCTAAGTTTTTCATTATTATAGTTTTATAATTTATTAATAATACTTATTACAAGTATAAATTAATTTAATCAATTTTATATATTTTATTAATAAATTTAATATATATAAATTTTATACATCATATAGGTGTATACTAATTATTTAAAAGATTATTTATTTTTTAAAATATTTTAACATTAATATATGATATAAAAATAAAAATATTTAGTTGGAATAAGCCAACCCTCCCATACCTGACATGATACGAAGGACATTATAATTTGTTGCGTACACTCTGATTTTGGAACCAAGAGCGGATTTAGGAGTCAATTGTAATTGAAGGGTGGCGTTATCAATACGGGACATATTACACGTGCCGCTCGGTTGATGTTCTTCAGGTTTCAGGGCGAATGAGTAAACATTGATACCAGTGGGAGGGATGTTGGTGTGATGTTGGTAAGGTTGAACCAAGTTGAAGTAAGAACCAAGTCTTTCTTGGAATCTATCGTGGCCGTTCAATTGTAATTTAGCACGAACAGTGGGGTTTCTGCCAGCGTTGATAGGACCGAAACCAGCATGATCAGAGTAGTCACCAGCAGTAGTCAAGGCACCGAAATCAGTAGGGGCCAAGTTATTGGCGTTAGGACCAGGACCAGCGGGTAAGCTCATTGAACGAACTTGTGCGTTGGTTGAACCACTGGATATACCTCCAGCACCGGTATTAATGCCAGCATCTTGTAAATATTTAACATATTCAGGGTCAAGAGCTTGAGTACCAACAAATGGGAATACATTAGTAGTATCTTCAACATTGGTGAATACAAGTTGAGAAGCATCAGGAAGACCTTGACTGTTAAGACTGTAGTATCCAGAGTCGGCATCAAAATCATCAGTATAGTTGTTCCATTGATTGTAACCAAGTTTAACAACATCATCTCTTTGAACAACCCAGATAAGTTCTTTGACGGGGTGGTTAAGGTTCAATTTTACCTTCACATTGGTGTTAACCGTAGATTCATCACCAGTGAATTGCAATTGTTCAATCAAATATTCGTGAGAAGTTTGTGCGAATCTTCTACGTTCATCGGTATCAAGGTAGATATAATCAATAAACAAGGAAGCATATTCAAGAGAGGGGACACAGAAGGCATCAATAGAACCAGATGAAGAAACACCACAGCTGTTCAATGAACCACCAGTGGATACATAGCATTCGGCTTTGGGTCTGAATTCAAGTTCAATTTTGACTTCGTGGTATTGGAGGGCAATAAGAGGTAAAGAAAGACCAGGGTTTCTGCAGAACCAGAATTGGAATGGTACATACAAGGTAGTTGCTTCAGTTCTTTGAAGACCAGTACCAGTTAAAGCAACAGTGTTACCAACCATATTATCATAACCAGATTTTAATCCAGGAGGAATGGTTAATTCATTCCAAATGGTTAACCAATCACCATATTGTTTGTCAATTCTTTGACCTCCGATTTGTACTTCTACGGATTTAATTAAGAAATGTCCAATGAAATTGACCCATCTGAAGAAGGCAGATGAAACAGTGGCTTCTACTCTTGGAAGAGTTACTTGTAAATAAATTCTATGGATTAAATCACCATTTCTGGAAACAGTGCATGTTACTTTTTTACCAAAATCGGCAGTACCATTGAAAGTTTGTTCAATGGCTTCCATAGCAAAGTTGGTATGTCTACGGTAGACAACTTTGAAAAAAGTAATTTGGGGATTACCTGTTAGATAAACATCTTGTGCGCCATAGGCTACTAATTGCATTAAACCGCCAGTCATTTTTTATAATATATACTAAGAAAAAAATTTTGGATTTTTACGAAATAATTAATTAATTAATTAATTAATTATTTTTTTGTATTTTTAATATTTTTGTATAACAATAAATTATTTTTAGCTAAAAAAATATGTAGAATATATCAATAAAAATAAAAATTATTTTTATAGAAATTATAGAAAATATAGAAAAATTATTTCTTTATATTTTCTATATTCAAATTATATTTTATAAATTCTTCTAAATCAATTTCTTTTTTAATTAATTGATCTTTATTTTTAATAAATTCATATTTATTATTTTTTAATTTTTTAATACTCCATCCATCATTTAATGCATTACATAAAAATATCATTTTCTGGATATCATTATATTTAAAATTATTTAGTGAGTTTGTTATTATATTAGAATTTGAATATTCAGAATTTTCCATATATAAAAAATAAAAATAAAATTATAAAAATATATGTACTTATTATAATTTAAATAATTTACTTAAAGTTTTTATTACTATTCTGTTATATATATGTCTTCAAAATTCAAGAATGTGAATAAACATAGTAATAATAATGAAAATATTACAATTGATGCGAAGCATAATGAAATGATTAATTATTTTTATCAATTAAATAAATCATTACCTGATTTAAAAAAAGAATTATATTTATTAATTGAAGATTATAAAATTTCTAAAGATAATTCTAAAAAAAATAATGCGGATTATATTATTGAAAGAAGTTCTAAAAAAGATGCAATTTTAGAGCTTAAAGAAAAAATAGAAAGTATTATTAATAATAAAGAATTAAATTCCTATTATCTAAAGGTTGGTTCTTTATTACATAATTATTATGAAAATGTAGAAAATTCTAAAAATAACAAATTTCAAGATGTAGAAAATTTTGAATCAAATTTATTAAATTATAATATCAATAATAATATCAATAATAAAGAAAATAATGAAGATAATGAAGATAATCAAGATAATGAAGATAATGAAGATAATGAAGATAATGAAGATAATGAAGATAATGAAGATAATGAAGATATGTTAGTAGATACTAAATTAGATAATAATAACTTTTCTAAAGAAAATATTAAAAATTTTTCTAATAAATCTGTTTTAACTTTTTTTGAAAATAGAGGTAAAAATGAAGAACAGATTATTGAAAGAAGTACTGAAAATAATTATACTTCAATGAAAATTAGTGACTTTGTAAAAGAAGAATCTAAATTTAAAAAAAAAAATTTTCTAGATGATTATTTACAAAAAATTGATAAAAATTATGTAAATAAAATTAAAGTGGATCATGCTATATTTAAATGTAAATTATGCTCTAATGAAATGACAGTATATCATTCGGAAGGTTATCAAATATGTAGTACTTGTGGTAATCAAGAACACATTTTAATTGAAAGTGATAAACCATCTTTTAAAGACCCTCCTTTAGAAGTTTGTTATTTTAGTTATAAGAGAATAAATCATTTTAATGAATGGTTAGCTCAATTTCAAGCTAAAGAATCAACAGAAATTCCAGATGAAGTATATGAAAAAATTATTGCTGAAATTAAAAGAGAGCGTATAACAAAATTAGATAAATTAGATACAAAAAAAATAAGGCAATATTTGAAAAAAATTAAATTAAATAAATATTATGATCATGCAGCACATATTTTATATCAAATTAATGGTATTTCTCCCCCATCTATGAGTAAAGAGCTTGAAGAAAAATTAAGATTGATGTTTAAAGAAATTCAAGCACCCTTTTTAGAAGTATGTCCCAAATCAAGAAAAAATTTCCTTAATTATAGTTATGTGTTGCATAAATTTGTTGAATTATTATCTTTAGATGAATATAAAGTATATTTTCCTTTATTAAAAGATCGTGAAAAATTACATCAAACAGATATGATTTGGAAAAATATTTGTCAAATATTAGGATGGCATTTTATTAAATCTATTTAGAATAGTGCACATGTTGTTAAATAAATTTATGTTTTTCATGAATTTATTTATGATTTTTTCTTAGTATTTTTCTAAATATTATTTTTAATAACATTAGATGGCTTAATTATTTTTGATAAAATATTTATATAATGACTATTTTTAAAGAAGGTTTATAAAATAGTAGAAAAATTATATTATTTTTTAATGTGATATTTAATGACTCTAAATAATTTTATTCATTATACAAATAGATTGAGTAAGCGGTTTGCTAAGATGAATTGTAAACTTATCACCATTTTTTAATTTGTTT